GGTTCGCCTTTTTTCTTTTGGCCAATAGCTGCAAAGAAAGCAGATAGCATCCCTTCGGTTGAGCTGTGCAGGAATAGGTTGTGACGCAGTTCTACGCTACCGTTATCAGTAGCCACTTCCACAGTGACGGTCGCCTTATTGCAGGCTGGTAACTTACCGCCTGCCTGTGGCGTGTGGCGGCCGCGCTCTACGTTTTTAACGGTGAAATAGTACAGACCATCTGGCAGGTCAATATACCCACCATCAATTGTCAATTCGTCGTCCCAGCTAAGTTCTCTTGGAAAGTTGTTTTGTGTCATTATGTTTTCTCCTTTTGTTTCTTATGCTAAAATTGTGATTTTGTCGTTGTTTGCAAGTTCTTTTTTCAAGTAGTTTGCAATGTTGTTGATAGCTTCAAGCTGCCATTTGCCTCCGTCTGCTTCAAAAAGTGCCAAATCGGCTAGTTTATTGATCCGGAAGATAAATTGGCTGGCCGGCTGTTCCACTTCGTTAAAGGTCCGATATGGACGTAACGTCACCGGATTTGGCGTCTTGGCTTTAGAAAGACTTGCCACACCGTCGCGCACAGTAGCCATCTGGCTTACACCGTTGTCTTGCACTTCTGCCCCCTTTTCGATTTTCAAGTGGCTAGCAAAGTCAAGCACGATGTCGCGGTCTGCGTCTCCAATGAACATAGATTGTAACATGATGTTAAATCCTTCCTGATCGTGCCAGCTGTCAAATGGAATTTGTGGCACGGCAGCCTGAACATAAATAAGTTGATTGCGTTTTCCGTAGTCAAAGTCTACTTGGTCATATACAGATACTTTCTGCGGACTTTCCACTACGACGAGGACGCGTTTTGAATTAATGATGTCATTATCAGACTCGAGGTAGTCCACTAGGCTGCGCAGCGTCCGCAGATTGAGCACTGGAGCATAATTGCGAGGTTGCAGTTCCTGGAGGCTGTAACGGTTTCTATCGTAGTATTCCCTGCCTGTTTCGGACTTGATGATTTTGTTTTCATGTTCCGCTAATTCAACTGCATAGGACAATGCTTCTTTGAGATTTTCTGTCATTGTTAGTTACCTGCTTTCTTTTGATTGTAATCAATAATTTTAGATTTTTCTTGTTGTTCCACTTTTTCGATAAGCTCCCCTGTATCAGTCCGCATATCACCATTATCGTCAAAGTAAGTCTGACCCGGTACGCCGCTCTTGAGCTCGTTGGCGTGAATTTTCCCGGCGTCATCACGACCGACAATGACAGTCGTTGCAACGCCTTTCTGTGGCGCAAGTGTGGATTTGACTTCCATACCTGTTTTGACAACTGTCCGTTCGTCATCTGTTGACATAGTTAGCGTGATGGTAACTTTGCGGGTTGCTTTCGCTTCTGTGTTGAGGTCCAAGATATTATCTAAGACTTTTTCAAGCTCTTTATCTACCTTCTCCTGCAAGGCGGTGTTTGCGATTTTTGATAAATCGATTTTAATAGTTTTATCTGTCATGTGTACTCCTTATTGTATTTTGCTATAATTTCTAATTCCCAGAACTTACACGGTAAAGGGTAATTCTGGTTCAGTTCGTACTTGATTCTTGATAACTTCTAATGTTTCGTTCCAATGGGCTACAATCATATCCCAATAGTCAGATGGGAAGTTCTCAATAGGTGTCCCCAGCGGGAAGTGACCCCGGATGTAGGCTACTTGCTTCAGCTCGTCCTCAGTCGCATTTTCTTGCTTCATAAGGTCGGTCAGGTGAGTTGGTAAGCTAGCATGATATTGAACTGTTTCGGATGGTGCCTGTGGCGCTGTAGGAGCGTCATTTTTAGGTTTTTCTGCAACCTGTGACATATCGATCGGCAGTTCCGTTTGTGCTGGTTCTGGGTTTTCTTGTGGTGCCTGTTGGGGCGCTGGCGTTGCTCGTGGTTCTGCTCGCGCAGCATGTTGTGTTGGTGCAGTCTGTCCTGCGAAAATATGAGCGATGCCGTTGTAATTAAACGGTAGTTCATCAGGCAGGCCGTGACGGTTCTTGGCATCCCATGCGGGGCGATGGTTGGTATACATCACGCGCTCACCGCCTTGCGCTTTTTTCTTGCCGTTATCGGTTGTCATGACCAAGGTCTTGTAGTTGGCAAATAGGACCATGTCTGCCCACTCTTTGACCAGTGGTGCTGTCTTAGAGCTAGTCTTCTGACCAAGTTTCAATTCGTAACGGTCGTAAGAGCCTAATTCGTCTGGCTGCTCGAACTTCTTGATTTGAGCGTGCGCAGTCAATACCACATTGATACCCATATCCACCAAATCTGATAAACTGTTTAGGAAACGCCCTATTTCTTCTTGGACATAGGTATAACCTTTGCCCCAACCAAAATCCTCAATTCCTTTCTTTCCATGTTGCGCGCAGACATCTGCAACTGCCATGGATTCCGCCCAGTCGATTGTATCAATGACCAAGGTGCCGCCCTCGGTCGGATTGGCCTTGATAAAGGCAATCTCATTGTTAAGCATAGTCCAGCTTGTCGGCTTGTCTAACCGTGCCACATCCATGTTATCTGTCGAACCTTCTGTGTCAATGAATACAGGTGCTGGAAACTCTGCTGCGAAGGTAGACTTACCGATACCCTCAGGGCCATAGATAACTACCTTTTGAGCTCGCGCCCGTTTTCCTCTTGTGATTTGCATTCTTATACTCCTTTCTAAAATCCACCTTGCCAGCCAGTGGATTGACTAGTTTCTGGCTTCACGTTGTAGCCGTCGTCGATAATGATAGAGCACTCTCCACCGGTCGATACTCGAGTAGCGATAGCCTGCAAACCTTCACGCTCCAACCATTGACCAAATTCTTGCAAGGTCTGCTGATCCATTTGTTCCAGCTTGTCAATCAGCACGAATCCACACTCTGGTTTCAATTTACGCACGATTGCAGTCGCGACCTGCAGCTGCTGACTACCAGACATGTTATCCCAGCGCTGACCAAGATAGAGCAATTCTCCATCGTCCACGGATAAACCAGACAATGGCAAGTCTGCGTTAGTAAGCAAATCTGTCTTCTGCTTGCGAATCTCCGCAATCACATTATCAAGTTCCTTGTATTGCTCGCGATAACCCTTAGCATCTTCTTCGGCTTTATCCTTGTCCAGATTAGCACGTACTTTACGATTAATTTCGTCAATCTCTGCGATGTTCTTTTCGATTTCTTCAGTCGATTCGTCGAGAAGATCCATAGCGTCCGTATTTGCGATAGCCAAGTCTTGTGCTAGCTGCTCTTCTTTCGCTTTTGCATCAGCCAGCAATTGTTCCAGTCGTTCAACTTCTGCAGTTGCTGAGTCGTGTTGATTTTTGATAGTGGCTAAATTTTGGCGTTTGCGGGCGTTCTCGCCATTTTTAGCAAGAATAGTTTGTTGTTGTTGGATAAGCTCAGCAATAGAAACTAGTTCTTTCGGTGCATCTGGATAGTACGGTTGTTCTTTCGCAAACTTTTCCTTCTGGTCAGCAATCACACCGATTGCATGGCGCTCGTCGTATTTTGCTTTTTCTTGCATTTCAAGCTCAGCAAGTTGCGGGCCTACTCCGATAATCTGCAACAGAGTCTTAGCTTTCTCTTTGCTAGTCTGCTCCATAAATTTCGGCAAGTTGATAGCCAACTCCTCAACAAAGCTATCTAGTAAGTTTTGACCAGCCTTGTTACCACTAGGGTCAATGACTTTGAGAGTGCTGTTCTTACCGCTGCGCTCCACAATCAAGCCGTTTGATAGCGTGATTTTTAGGCTAGGCGGTATTGTGCTCCCTTCGCGCTGTGCCTGGCTAGGTTTGTACTTGTTACCTCCTAAAGCCCAAGCAATCGCGTCCAGCACGCTTGTTTTTCCTTGATTGTTATTTCCACCGATGATTGTCAAACCAGTTGCTGACGGCTCTAATTTGACCGCTTTAACGCGCTTGACATTTTCAATTTCTAGTTTATTGATGCTTACCATTATTTTGCTCCTTTCATTTCTTCTTGTTATCGTGCCAGATTGTCCCAATGCAGATTAGAGCAGAAACTCCGAGAATTGACAGAAAGACGTTGCTGACTTCTCCCGTCTTCGGCAGCTCGTTCGAAGAGGTCTCTAATTTGCTCCCTACTGCGTTTTTCTGTTCTTCCTTGGTAACTTGGAGCGGGCGGCTCTTTTTCAAGCGTTTTAGGCTCTTCTGGAATAACCAACTCTGGCAAGTCTAAGATCGGCGCAGGCGGAAGCAATGGAACATCGTTCAAATCAAGTTCCGGCTTGTCCAAAATTGGGGCGGGCGGCATCATAGGAATATCATTGAGGTTCAACTCTGGTTTATCAACCTGTGGCGCTTCGTTTGGAATTTCCCAGATTGGTTTAGGACGGTTCTTGCCGTCAGCAGTACCGCTACCAGATACCCATTTGTAGTCAACTTTATGCTCAATCCAATAGTCATTAGCAGTCACCTTAATCGTGTTGACTGGCACAGTCGCTTGTGTAGCATACCGAGTGCTGTACTCAAAGACTAGGACGTTGTTGAGAAAGCCGACATAGTAGTCAAAACCATTCTCACGCATGCTGAGCATATCCATATTGCCCGGCCAAGCATATGTCCAAGGATTAGCAGAGTGCAGATAGCTAATCTTCATGCTGCCCGGAACATACCGTGCCTCGTTATCCCAAGTATCAGACACGCTGACACGGTTCATTGTCGCTTTTCGGTAGTTGACCCGTGCGACCCAGTGGACGACATTTGGATCTTCCTTGTCTTGATAACCCCACTTATAAAGTTCTTCGTTAGGGTTAGTGTCACCCTTGCTGCCGCTTTCCATTTCAACGATTGTGCCGCTAAAATTCAAGTTCATCTTGCCCTCTTCACGGACGATTTCAGAGTTGATTTTAGTCTGCAGATTAAGGCTGATTGACTTGTTCAAGGGGTGTTCCTTGAAATAGTCGTTGAATACAGTAGTCACGTTGTTTTCTTTTGCATTCGCAGTAGCCTGCCCGACTTCTGCGCCCTCGTTGTTGGTTACTGGAAATTCGTAGTTAGTTTCTAGTTCCAACTCTTGCGGAAGCGGCATTGTTAACGTGTCTCCCTGATTAATCTCGACATCGTCTGGGATATCTGTCTTAACAGTCACATCTACCTTGTCGTAGAAACTGTCACCTTGCTTCTGAACTTCTACTGTCGGCTCTGTGACAGTAATTTCTGTGCCCTCTTTTGTGACTTCGCTGGCCAGAACGTTAGGGGCAATCAAAAGTCCTGCTAAAACTGCCATGCTTGCTGTGATTTTAATTGTATTTTCCATTTTCTTTCTCCTTTTCCAATTCTCAATTCATCAAAATTTTTATTTCACGTTCAATTTCCTCTTTTTTATTTTTCAGATCCGACAGATTTTGTGCATCAATCGCTTTCTTGATGATATCAAGCTGTTCAATCTTTTTTTAAATTTTATTAATGTTTCAACTTCTCTCGCATAATCTCTAAAATTATTCGACCACTCGTAATCCTCCCAGCCGAATGATTTAATTAACTCTCGTCTTAAATCATTGTATTTTCGTCTCAAATCATTATTGACCTTCGCTTGCAGATGCAAAGCGAACATAGTCATAGCGATAATCATCAAACATGCTGAAAACATTGACCAAAACATTATATTTTCCATCATTCCAACTCTTTAATTTTCTTCTTAGTTTTTATTCAAGCAATTCTGGATTTTCGTATGTGTTGCCGACGACATCTAATGATATGTGGTCTGCCAAGCCGTTAAAGAATAGCGCTCTTGGTTCGTTGTGTTCTATATCAATCCCAAACATGGCCCAATTATCAAAATATCTGATAACTCCTTTACTGTCAGCAGATGGAACTTTCGTATTTTGATATTGAACTATATCTCCCTCAAAAATCTCCTTGCCATTTTTGTCTTTTAGGCCTGTTGATTGCATAATGGTCACTTCGTCAGGGTATGATGTGATGTAGTCATTCATGACCGTATCATTTAATTCAATCTCTTCAACAACACCCTCCTGAAACCACATGTTTTTGATTGACATCATTCTACCTAACTCATGATGCCAAGCTCTAAATTTCGGTATCATTTCAAATCCTCCTCTTTCACAAACACACCATCAACCATTTTCCCTTTCCGATCCTTGATTTCGTTCCATGCCAATTCAAGGCAATCTTCGAGTGTTGTGCCGTATCTAATGCTGATAATTTGCAAGTATCGGTTGATTTCTTGAATATTCCTCTTGTTAGTTCGAGGTCCAAAGTTACCAGATAAATCGCCGATTGAGATTGCTATATCGCATAGCAACGTAGTCATGCCGTGAGGAGAGGTCGGTTGCTCTACATACAAGCTCCCAAGCTCAATACCACTCTGCTGGCAGTATATGATTTCCACGACTAGCATGTCGCCGATGCTGTCCTTGACTTGTACGATATTGCCTTTTAGGCGGCCTTGGACGAGTTCACCAAACTCCTCATAGAGTTTCAATAGCTGCTTACGACTGTCAGCTTTATCCAATCCACGGTCTTTCGACCACTGCTGCACATTTTCGATTAATTCTTTCAGTTTCATAGTTCCTCCTAATATTCAAAAGCTGGCGTGATACCTTTTCTAGCCATTGCCAAAGCAGCCATTTCTGCTTGCTGTTGTTCTAAGTGGTACAGTCGCAAATCTTCTTCGTACTGCTCCATCAGCTCCTCTTGCATGCGCTCCAGACGCTCTTTTTTTGCACGCTTACGAGCGTCCATTCTATTGCCGTACCAGCCGGCCACAAATGCGATTGCTGCAATCAAAGCAACTCCCATGATTTGACTCCCTAATGTTGGTTCCATGTGTTACTCCTTTATTTGAATCTTATAAGATTGTTATTTCTTTTTGGTCGTTCTTTTTTAACAGACAGCGTCATACCTTTGTATTTATTGGTTAATTTTGCGAGCTCGTTTTTTACTTCTTCGATACTCTTTTTTGCCAATCTGTTTTTGTAATGAATTCCAAGCCCGAAATTATCTCGCTCCCAATCCATTATTAAGCGCATCTGCTCATAATTTTGCATTTCCCCTCCTTCGCTTGTTCGGCGCTCATTCCTCAAATTTGATACTTTCCAGCATCTCACTGAGCGTTTCTTTTTTTGCACGATAACGGTTCCTGCTTTTCCACTTGACAAATAAGCGGAATCCTTCGTAATTGATAAAGACGATTTTGTGCGTCGGGTTATCTATGTATTTACTAAAATCAGGGTGGTCTCTCATTTCTTTCGCCCAAACTTTGGCTGTGCTGGGAGTCAAACCCTCCCACATTTGACAAAGGTGCTTGTAGTCGCCGTGAGTAGCTTTCTCATTCACGCCAACTGGCTTGTAAGTAATTTCTGCTTTTGGCATGACAATTTCTCCCTTTCTGTGATATAATTCAGTTAGTTATTTTAGCAAGCGCCTGACTTATGTTAGGTGCTTTTTTGAATTAAGCCACATCTTTTTGCTCAATCAATGGCAAAATTTCTTTTTTATTTTTAAGTAGATCATAAAGAAACAATCGTCCCTTTTGAGTCCAGTAAGTATGCATCTTGCTATAGTCTGCGTCAATTGTGTGAGTTTTTGATTGAGTATAACCTTTACCTGCGTACTTCTGATACAAAAGCCATGTACTACCTTGCTTGTATTGGACTTTAAGTTCATGCAAGAGCTTATTCAATTTCGTAGCACTCATCCCGTAATCTTTAGCGATCACTGAAATCGGTACAAGTGATTTGTTTTGCAAGACCAAGTCGTAGTATGTCGCTTTTGGCTGTAGCTCTTGGATAATTTGATTCTTTTGAGCCACTTCTTCCTGCGCTTTCAAACGCAGCTGTCGTTCTTCTTTTAGCTTCTGAAGTGCTGCGATTGCCATGTCTGGATTCTCCAGTAGATCATCAATCGCGTACAAACCATGTTTACGAATAGATTTCAAGATTTCTTTGACTTTTTTCTTAAATTCTTTTGCTAATGGCTTACGTGATTGCATGAGAACTTCGTAGAGACCGTTCTCTGTTAAGAACCATACTTCTCTATTTTGACCTGAGGTAAAGATTGTTTCCCTCAGCTTTTCGTCCTCATCAACTGTATCAATCATGATTGATGACTTACTATGTTCAATCCATTCAGCCACATCTTTTGCGAGAAAAAGTGGTTCATCTGCTGTGCCGTATACTGTGAAGTGTTTTCCGAGAACTTCCTGCTCGTTAATAATAGTTAATTCCATCCGTTTCCTCCGTGATGTCTTTCATTTCCCCACTCTCCAATTCAATGACTTGATCAATGATGGCGTGATAGGTGCTTTGTGAGATTAAGAGTGCGACTTTAGGTTCTTCAAAGTGAACCGTATTCAATCGCTTCTCTATTGCTGCAACTCGTTCTTCTAAGGTCATGTTATTCCTTTCTAATTTAGTAACCTGAAAATTCATGTTTGTTGAACTTTATATTTAAAAAAATATGCTGGTATTTCATGAACTTCGATTTCAAGCAATTCAACCGCCCGTGCAATTTCTTCGTCTTTCCACGATACCTTGTTATTGAGTTTTAGTGAAATGCTACGCTCCGACAACTTCATTGCGTGCGCAAAGTTTGCTTGAGTACCAAATTTTTCAGTCATTCTACCTAACAATTTAGAATAATCATTACTCATAGTTTTACTCCTTTCTAAGTTCATTCTTGTTGAACTTTGCTGTGATTTAATATTATCACGTATCATGAACTTTGTCAACAGAAAAATTCATTTTTTTTGAACTTTTTTTATTGAACTTTTGTTCAAAAAGAGTTATACTAAAGAAGAAAGATAGGAGGTTGCAGGATATGAGACAGTACACTACTGCTGATAGACTAAAGCAAATAATGTCTGAAAGAAATTTAAAACAAGTTGATATTATTGAAAAATCAAAACCTTTTCAAACAAAATTAGGTGTAAAACTTGGAAAAAGTGCATTATCTCAGTACGTGAACGGGATTCAATCTCCCGACCAACATAAATTATCATTGCTTGCTATGACTCTCGATGTATCCGAAGCGTGGCTGATGGGCTATGACGTTCAAAAAGATAGGGAACAGGAAGAGTCTTCACACACTTCCTCTCCCCCAACCGACACCCCACAATTGCGATCTATTCAACGAAAAGCTAAATCTCTAAGCGTGGCAGATCAAGAAAGATTGCTGCAACTTATGGATCTAACGTTTCAAGATGTTCTAAGTGGAGGTGGTGACAACGAGCACGACCTATAGAAAACTTAGCTATAAAGAGCTGCAAAATCTAGCTTACGACTTTTTAAACGAGTACACAGATGGTCAATTACCAGTTAATCTAATCTATATTATCAATCAAATAGATAATTTGTATTTGATGAAATACTCTGCCTTTGCTAGGCAACATGGATTAGAACTGGAAGAAGTCACAAATCTTCTACAAAGTGATGATGGCGCTTTATGGTATCAAGAACCTACTGATACCTATATTTTGCTTTATAATGATACCGTAACCAGTAAAGAACGTATCCGTTTTACGATAGCCCATGAGCTAGGTCATTATGTTTTACGTCACAACGAGATAACAGATAAGACCATCATATCAAGATATAATTTGACGGACTCAGAATACAACGAGTTTGAACGTGAAGCAAACTTTTTCGGAAAGCATCTTTTGGTGCCTTTTCCAGTTCTTGGCAATTACGTGCAATTCTTTCATGCTATGGATGTACAGTTTATCCAACATGTTTTTTGCGTTTCTTATACAGTAGCTACTTATGTTATTAAAAATTTAAAAAGCATGCAAAAAGTAGGATTGGTAAAAGTCGGGCATGATATAGAAGAAAGGTTCGAACCTTATATAACAAAAGACAAGACCACTAGGATTTGTTATACTTGCCATTCCTCAATCTCGAGGACATTCGACTATTGCCCTATTTGCCAGTCACCACACGAAAAAGGGGAAAATGATATTTCTTTATTTTTGGAAAAAAAGGAGGCAGAAAAAGAAGAAATGAGATACTCACGAATAGAACTAGACAGCGACTACTTCCCCTATGTATGCCCACGCTGTAAAAACGAAGAAATCGACTGCTCTTATAAGTATTGTCCTATTTGCTCTGCATACTTACGCAATATATGTATCGGTCATGGACCATTTTATAACGATTCTTTTGCGCCCTATCCTTTTTTTCCGCAAGAAAGGGAGACGAGTGGGTGTGGAAAACTACTAGATGGCGCCTTTAGGTATTGTCCTGATTGTGGCGGGCTAAGCTCTTATTTCAACCAAGAGTTGCTATCATATTGGGAGCATGAACTGAACAATGGGAATTTGTTTTAACATCGAAAGATTTTTAGGATAAATAAAAAAATCCCCACATTCTCGGCCGGCAAGCTTGAATGTGAGGAAATCCTGTATAAGAAACAACCATTCAAAAGGTCGTTTTCTTGTACTCATTTTACCAAAAATGAGGAGAAAAAACAATGTGGATAGAGAAATTAGAAAACGGAAAATATAAATTTTTCGAAAGATACAAAGATCCATATACAGAGAAATGGCGCAGAGTCTCCGTTACTTTAGATAGTGGCTCTAGTCGAGCCAAAAAAGAAGCCCAGAAGATTTTAGATGAAAAGATTGAACTCAAATTAGGTAGCCTAAAAAGCTCTGATATGCTTTTTACAGCGCTTTTTAATAACTGGTGGGGATTTTATCGACAAGGTCTTAAAAACTCGTCTATAGCGTCGTTAGAGGGCAATATACGAGAGATAAGAGAAAAGTTTGGGAGAGATACAAAAGTTACCAAAATAGACCCTCTTTATATCCAGAAATACTTAGACAACCTAGATGGATCACGCAGTAAAAAAGAGCGTCATAAGTCCATGCTCAACCTTGTCTTTGATTATGCCGTAGAGAAAAATATCGTGCCCGACAATCCAGCTCGTCGGGCAAGGCTGCCAAAACAAAAAAAGACACTGGATGACTGGCAGAGGGTCGCTAGTAAATATCTTGAAAAGCACGAGTTACAAGACTTATTGAAAGAACTCTATAGCAGACCTAATACATACAGGATAGGACTACTTGCGGAATTTATGAGCCTTAACGGCGGCCGTATTGGTGAGATTATAACCATCCGGGCAGAAAACCGAGACTATGAGACCCGCAAGCTACAGCTAATAGGCACTATAGACCGGACTGCAGGGTATAAACAAGGGATAAAGACCAGCCCGAAGACAGTGGCCGGTTATCGAACAACTGACATGACCAAGCGTGAAATGGAAATCATGCAAGAATTGGAACAATTAAACCAGATAGAACAGACAACAAACCCAAACTATCAGAATCTTGGCTATATCTTCACAACTAAGAACGGCATACCAATTCAGATTAATTCTTTCAACTTAGCCATCAAGCGAGCAAATGAGCGACTAGATAACCCTATTAAAAAGAATTTAAGCAGTCACATTCTTAGGCATACACTAATCAGCCGACTGGCTGAAAAGAACGTACCGCTAAGAGCCATTATGGAACGTGTGGGGCATTCAGACGCCAAAACTACAAATCTAATCTATACCCACGTTACCGACAACATGCGCAGCCAAGTTGTGGATGCTTTGGAGGATGATTAATATCTTGCCCCTCATTTGCCCCTTTTGACCAAAAAAAGAACCCGTAACACGAGCTAAACGCTGGTATTACGGGTTTTTATATCCAAAATTATTTTACAGCGTCTTTA